TTTAAATAGTTCTTAATAAAATCTTGATACTTTTGTGACATATAATTTACCTCTAAGATATTTATACAATAAAAAAAGACTCTCACTTGGAGAGTCTTTAAAACATGTTATAGAAGATTAATCTTCGTCTCTACAATTATCAATTTCAGCATCTACCCAATCAGTTATCCATTCTTTTAATTTTTTACCTTTTGGATAATTACCATCTTCAAATGCATATTTGAAATCATCACCAATATCACCATTTTTAATACTTGATTGTACTTGAGAATATAACATTGCATCAAAATCATCACCTACTTTAGATAAGTATTCTAATGCCATATTTTCAATTCTATCTACTAGAACATCAATATTTTTATCACCATTTTTTAATAAATCTTCAAGTGTATTCTTTATTGTTTTATATCCAATTTCTAATTGTTCTTTTACATTATTTAAATTAACTGGACTTTCATATACTAAGCCATGACAAAATGCTTGTATATGTATTTTATCATCTTTATACCATTCTTTATTAACAGTTGCTTTTAAAAATGCGTATATACCTTCTTTATCATATATTTCCATTATGTATCTATCAAAGTCTTCATTATAATCAATTTTATAATTATTTTTACTTAAATTAGCTACAAAATCCATCCAATCAATGATAATTTTCCATATTTTAGGATCACCTTCTCTTGGTATTTTATAACCATTATATTTAGCTTGATTAAATCTTTTTGCATTTTCAATTTTATCATCAAGTGACATATCTCCTTCTTTTAAAAGAGTATATCCATGTTCACGTAATTCTTGTTTAGCTTCTGTTAAATTCATAATAATCTCCTATACTTTATTTATATAATAAAAAAGACTCTCACTTGGAGAGTCTTAAATCTTATAGGTTAATTGTTATTACTTTTCCCAAACTGCTAAGCAAGAAGGATCTTGATCATCTACTTCATAGTCAATTTCGTCTAATGTGTCAAGTGCTTCACATAGGTCAGAATATACTTCTGAGTCTACAATGTTATCTACACTTTCGTCATAGATGAATGTGACATCTGCTTCAGATTCATCGATTAAAGTCTTCAACTGTAATTCCTTTACAATATCGAATACTTCATCAATATCTTTCTTTTTCTTCTTGTCCTTCTTCTTGTCTTTCTTTTTACCACCGCAGCAACCTGCACCACATTCATTTACCTTAGTAGATTCATCAACGTCGTCATCATCTTTTTCGCCGTCTTCATTATATTCTACTGGTTCAGCATCTTCATCTGAGTAGTAAATGTTTGTTTCTGGTCCCATGATTGATGGGTCTGCGACTTCAAAACCGTCAACTTCTGTTGTAGGAACATCTTCTTCTGTAGCTGGTTCTTCTGCATCTGTTTCAGTGTCAGAAATTACATTCAAATGAGCACCGCAACATGGGCAAACAGGATCAGCCAAGTCTAATTCATATTCTTCATCAGGATCTGGTTCTGCATCTGGGTCTGCTTCAGCGTCGTCATCTTCGTCACCTTCAGCATCAGCTACTGCATCTTCAGCGTCTGCAACAATATCTTCTTCAGATTCTTCTGGAGCGATTACACCTGTTCCACCACAAGTTTCACATTCTTCTCCATCTTCATCTTCACCAGTACCGTCACAGTCTGGACATTCAATTTCTTCAACTGCTTCTACATCAGCATCTTCTGCAGTATCGTCAGTTTCAGTTTCATCTTCTTCGACTTTGTCATCATCGTCATCGTCTTCTGAAGCTTCACACAACCATGCTGCTTTCTTAAAATATAAATCATCGAATTTGTTCATATTAAATATCTCCTTAGTATATTTATAAAAATTAAAATTAATGAATATGTTTTAGCATTTCAATGATTTCATTTTCGATATAATAAGGATCGATTTTAATGTTATCATTGGCTAGTTTATTTGCTATCGCATTTGCTTTGACTTTTACAATTCTCTTTAATTGAGGATCTGTATATTCAAAACGAGTATTATATTCTGGTTCTATATTACCATTTGCATCGTAATATGGTTCATGAACAGCTAATTCAGTTTCATAGATATTCAATGCTTCTTCACCGCAAATATCTAGTAAATAATCTGAAAAAGCGTTCTCTTTTAAAAACTTGTTTTCAGTTGTTAACTTCAAATCCTGTCCAAATTGATTCTTTACTGAGTCAACAATCTTTAATCGTTTACCACAGCAAGGACAAACTGGATTTGTCAATGATATATCATAAGCAACTTCTTTAGTTACTTCTTGTGTACCATCGTTAACTTCTGTATAGTTATCTAATTCTAAATTATCCATTGTCCATCTCTACACTTATATTATCAATACTTACTGCATTGATACTAATATATTTATATACTTTCTTTGCATCAGTTTCTCCAGGAGCAATACGATAATATGTATCATCTTTCTTAAATGCTCCACCGCATTCAGGACATGGAATATAACCAGGTTCTAATCTGTCTTTATATGGAGTACAGTTTGGACAATTAACAGATTTTACATATTCATATAAATCAGTACCTTCTTCAATAGGATCACCTGCAGTAATTACAGTAATTTCTACAGGTCTATATTGAGTTCCTGAACCAATTTTTATAGGTACATATTTTAAGAATCTAATTTGTTCGTCTTCACCTTCACGTTTAAAATGGAATTCCAATACAGTTTTTAATCTACTTGGATCTGAACTATATTGATCTGGATATTCAACTATTCTTTCTAAAGTATATCCTTCTTGTGCTTCGTATGAAATACCAGTTCCTAAACATCTTGGACAAACAATAGAACCTGGATGTTCAGATTCAAGACAAGTTGAACATTTAGCTGTATTATAATCTTCTCTATGTTTATCTTCTAGATAACCATTACCATTACATGTTGGACATGGAACATCTATCATTACAGGTTTTCCAGTAATATCATAGATTATATCACCATTTGTATCTGTCTTAGCTGTTTGAATAGTTCCTTCACCATCACATACTGGACATACATGTTGTAATAATACACCATTCTTTCTATAATCTAATTCATATCTTCTATCATGATAATCACGACCATTAGATCCATAATATGGATAACCTCTGTCATCAGTCAAATCATGTGTATTTTCTGATACATGATTATGATTATGTTCACCTCTATTAACAATTATTTCATCAACATGATATTGATTTGGATTTTCTAGAGTATGATTTTCAAAATACTGTTTTTCAATCCATTTCTTATCAAAGAAAATTCTAGACCAAATATCTCTTTGTTTTGCTTCATCAAAGCCTTTATATACATAGTACTGAACAAATGTATCAGGAGCATTTACAACTCTATATAAACGTTTAAACCATTGTTTTTTGGTATTTTCTTGTTCAGCTGAACTCATTTTATTCCAACCTGGAATATCAGTCCATTTTGTAATAAATTTAGGTTTTTCATTTTCATTAAGTTCAACATCAGCGTAGTTATACATCTGATTTGCACCTAAGAATGATGGACTATATCTTATTTCATTGCCCCATGGTCCAGCTTGATAATATGCAACTGGAGCAGCAGATGAATCATAGATAATTAAATCTTTCTTAATATCATCATCGACTAGAGTATTATCAAGTAAAATCTGATTACCATTTGCTACTCTATCATCAAATGAATATGTATAATTTCCTAATGATCTAATATACTTATACTTATAATACAAGTATCTTGTTTGAACACCAGTTCTTCCACATGTTGGACAACCAATATTTTGAATATTGGCATAATCATCAGGAATACAATCATTACCTGTCCATGTATTATCATGATGATATGGATTTATCATTCCAATACCAGAACATGTTTTACAAATGTGTCTATAACCTGAAACACCATTCCATGCAATGTTATTATATGGAGAGGTTAATAAAGGTTCATTATATAGTGTTGGTGCTAAATGATTTTCTTCATAATATAAAGCACTGCATGCTGATAAATCATCATGAGCAGAGAAACTTTCTTTATAGTAAATACTCTTAACTTCTCTTTGTGTTAAGAAGTTATGGAAATTACCTTGCCATTCCCATTTCTTATCTGTTTCAGGTTTTCTAATTTCTACAGTATCAATTTTACCTTCATAAGTATTATATTGTTCACTATCACCATATCTCATTGTTAACCAAACATACTTATTTGGCTTTGCATCTAATTGGTCATTATGATATTGGAAAATTCCTTCAAAGAAACCAGGTTTTGGTGTTTTCCAATATTGAACATTATATACATCATTATTTGGGAAATAATTATATCTAGTTTCAAATGGATCTTTTATATAATTATATGCTTGTAAATAACTAATATCACTATTTGTATTATCACGTTCAACAATATATTTTGTATGCATTGCATTATCACCTAGATAACCTACGTGCATACATGTATTACCATCTAATACATTTTCCAATTCTGTTATTTCAGAATTATTCTTTAATTCATTATAATAATTTGTCTTTAAGTGATATACACCATTTCTTGATGGTATTACTTGTAAATTTTCATCTTTATATAAGATGAAATTCATAATTTCATCATAATTCCATGTATATTTTGGTGAGTATTCAAAGGTCTTTGACTTTGAATGCAACATATAATTAAGAATTTCTGATTTACGACCATTATAAATATGCACATTTATATTTTCATAAACACCATTTGGGTCTTTATGATCTTTCATATAAGCATGCAAATACTCATGTGTAATAGTATTATGTAATGGTTTAGTAATTGGTTGTTGTGTTTTTGGATCTGTATAAACAGTTACTTCACCATAATCTAAACATTCAGACAAACCACTTGTTGGTGGTAATGAGAATTTTACTGTTATATTTGCTATATCTTTATATGTAAATGTATCAGTTATATCAGTATATTCTGTTTCTGAAAGTGTTTTAATTATTTCTCTTGTATGAATTCTATATTCTTTACCATGTGAATTTTGTACTAAAGTTGATCGTATAGATTCTGCTTCAACCATTTTTGGATGCAGACAATATTTAATTTTATAATCATTATCTTTTATTCTTTCAACTGATAATTGATAATCACAACCTTTATCAGAACTATTTTTATATGATATTAATGAAAGATTTGTTCCATGGAACAATTTACTATCAGTATACTCTACTGTATTTGTATCACCATCTTTAAATGTTAAACCTATATTTAAATTATCAACATAATGACATTCATTATCGCAATGATATTGATTTATTGCTGATGTTCCAAAACAAGATGGACACAATGTATAACCAATATCATACAAACTTTCTGATGTGACTATACCAGAAATTGCACTATTCCATGTATACAAAGTCTTTACTTCTTTTGATTTACCTACATACAATACGTCATCATCTGTAAATACATTATCAAATGCAGATACAGTACCGTCTGAATTTCTATATCCTTTATTATCGATAATATCAAATACTGGAACAGAATTATTTAAATCTGAACCTGATAAATCTTTTAATGTAGTTGGATAACTGGTCCATGGAGCTTGCGCTGCATAACCTTCATCCAAATTCATATATCCCCAAACTATATCTGATGCATTGTTTTTATATACCTTATATTCATCATCTTTATATACTTCTGTTGCATCAGGAATTTCACTTATATTAGATACTACATAAGGAATTTCACCCAAAAGATTACTATCCTTTGGATCATCACAATAATTATATACCTTAATATAACGATATACAGGTTCACAACATAGTGGGTCTACGTTATCACTGTGTGAACACATATAAATGAAATTATTTTTTCTTCCATTTCTTAATACTTTTATCCATCCATGACCATATCCAGAAGTATCTAATTCGATATTTCCATCAACATCATAGCCAAGTCCTCTCAAACGACTTGTTAAAGTATCATAAGCAGTCTGCAATTTAAATTTAGGTTTATTATTACGTGATATTATCATATCATATTTATAAACGAAAAAAGACTCTATCTTTCGATAGAGTCTTAAAACAAAACAAATTGTCAAATAAATTTTATTTACTTAGCAGTCTTTTCGTCTTCGTCAAAGAGCTTTTCAACGAACTTTGCCTGAATAAGTGCATTCAGATCAAAGCCATCGCCCTGAGTGAGAGCCTGATAAGTCAAGAGCTTGCCAATGGTAAGTTCCTTACCGCTGTCAAGGTCCTTCAAGAGCTTTTCAGTCTGCTTAGCCTGAATAATCTCGTTAATATCAATTCCCTTGCCAGTCGTAATGCCCTGCATAATGGTCATCTTAGTAAGAGGAATATCCTTTCCATTGCCGACAGCGTCCATCATCTTTTCAGCCATCTTAGCCTGGAGAATTGCATTGACGTCAATCTTAGTATTAATCGTCATCTTGTTCTTTGTGTTATTTTCATTTGCCATATTAGCATCTTCCTTTTTAGTTAATTTGTTTTTGTTATATTTTTCTTTGATTTTGTCCATCATGCGTTCACATTCATCAACGTCATCTAAATTGCCATCATAAAATGCTCGCATCTTTCGTTTATTCAACTGGACTAAATCTTCTTCACTATCACGATCCATCATTTTTGCATCCTTTGTTATTTTATCGAGTGCCCTTTCTAAGGTCTCATGACGGTGTCGTTCTTTTAGTTCTTCTTCTCGTTTCTTTCTAGCCTCTTCTACTAATTGTCTCCGTGCATACTCTTCTTGCATACGTCTGGCTTCTTCCATTTCATATCCAAATCGCTTATACACAGAGTTTTCATAGAAATCATCATCTTTAGGTTTGAGTGCACGATCCCACTCGCACCTATTGATAATGCTTTGATTGGCTAGTGCATCTTCTATACCAGCCATTGACCTCCTTAGACGGCTTCATCGAGTTCATTTTCCCAATCAAGGTCCATATCATCGGACAGCTTGAGAAGTTCCTTCAGATTAGCCGGCTTAATAATGTTCAAATTATAACCGAACTTGTCCTTAATACCTTCATCGAAGTGCAGTTCATAAAGCGGCTGAAGGTCCTTGTAAGAGTAAGCTGCGATAACTTCACCATTCTTCATGATAACGTTGTGTTCACACCACTTGTTCCAATCCAGCTTGTACTTCTTAGCAATTTCAGAAATCTTTGCACCGATCTTGAACTTCTTCAGAGATACGTTAGCAACTTCATCACATTCTTCCGCAGCCTTAGCAGCGAAGTAAGCATCAAGGTGCTTCAGAATGTTACGGTCAGTAATCACATGCGGAATCTTATTGAAAGTCACGGACTTACCATTGTACCAGTTCATTTCAATACCGTTCATGAGCAACTTTTCTTCAACCTTGCTCATCTTCGTAATGTATTCTGCATTCTTGACCTGGAATTCCTTATCCATAACCTTTTCAGACAAAGCGATAAGGTCCTTGTAAACCTGTTCCTTTTCGTTGCGGAAACGGTCAGCGGAAACAACGTAGATGAAGTCACGAGAGCGTGTAATCTTACCACGCTTGGACTCAGCAATCTTACGATAGATACGCATACGCTTTGCAGACGGACCCTTAACGAGATTATGAGACTTAAGGAAAGCGTTGAATTCGATCTGTTCATCAACAGTCAGCGGTTCAACATGGTCAATAATCTTACCAATTCCACCTTTAGCAACAATGCGACCCTTTGCATTGCGCTTTGCAACGACCTTCTTCTTGGCCGTAGCCTTCACAGTCTTCTTAGCAGTCTTCTTTACAACCTTCTTTGCATTCTTCTTCATAGCAACCTTCTTGTTAGAGTTCTTGACAGTGTTCTTGGTGGCGTTGGTGTTGTTCTTCATAGTTATACCTTTTGTAAAGTTGTTTAGTAGTATCTTTTATTTTAACAAGTAAAATATACTTAATTATTGGCCCTTTGGAAACCCCTTTTTTTGTAAAACTTTCTTTACATTTCTTTGAAATTTTTGTCATTTTATGTCAAAATGTTATATTTTGACACTTCCAAAGGTTTTGTAAACTAAAGTTTACATTCCCTAGGGATAGGTTTTGACTACTTTTCCATTTTCATCTAATTCTTGCGTATATGCTACGTCAGTCGTCATATCATCGATATGGCCAGAACGAGCATCAATTGACTGTTCAATTTCTTCCAAAGCCTTTTCCTGGGCTTCCTCATAATCTTTTGCTTCTACTTCAATTGACCATTCGATAGTCTTTGTACCAATTACATTAAACTTAGGCATTATTTATCTCCTTTTGAATAGAGTGCCATGCATTCTGCCATAATTTCTAAGAACGTGATATGAACTTCATCACCATTCTGCTTGAATAGGAATGCTTTTCCACCAGCTTCATTCCACTGTTTTACATTATCTTCATTGTCATCAATAAGAATAGACTGACTATCTGCTTCTTTAAACTTCATGGAGCCTTTATTGATAATCTTAATCATATCTTCTTTGATTTCTGGAAAATGCTTTTTAAGGAATTCACGTTTACCATCTTTACCTTCTTGAAGATAAATGGCCGACATGATACCAATTTCAATATCAACACCAATTTCCGCAGCATCTTTAACAAAGCCATTAATCTTGTTATAAAGAGACAGACCATAAGGAATTACTTCCATATCTGCCCAGAATGACGGACCAATTGCTTTGAGCTTAAACCAATTAGGTTTGCCCGTTTTCTTATTACGACCTTTGACTTCTTCAATCTTCTTGTCAAAATCAGCCAACACGCCGTCCATATCAAAATAAATTTTAATCATTTATCTACCTTAAATTTGTTATTGTCATCAAGTGATAAAAGCCAATTCTTAAAATGACCTTTAGCTAAACGAATATATTTGTCTCTAAATGCATCAAATGCAATAAAACCTGCAGCATCTTCAGAGTTATGTTTGATAAAGTCACTATAATCATTGATAAATGCTTTCGCATACTTCAAAGACGGACAAATGTATTTAAACCAATTCCATTTGCATTCCCTATGATTATAGCCAAAGTAAACATCAAACATATAATAAATTTTGTTTACATACACTGGGTTATATGCACATGTTCCTGTGTAGGCTGTGATATAGTCCAGAGGAACGATATGGCTTAGAACTACTCTCATATCATGATTTGTTGGGTCTGGAATAGTTGTTTCCCATTCATTTACTAAACATGCTTTGTCTAAATTTAATGACTTAAATAGGTTTTTGATTTCTTCACTATTCCGACGAATTCCATCATTTACAGGCTTCATTATAAACCTGCCTTTTCCATACAACGTTCAAAAATCTTGTATTCTTTTGTTGCCTTACGACGTTCAATTTCTTTTAGTGCTTCCTGACGAACATTTTCATCATAATTCTGAATGCTATCAAGTTCAGCCTTATAGAAATTCCTAGCAATTGTAGTTGATTTAATATCAGACTCACATGCGATTAGACGAGCCTTATACTTGTCTTCTATCTTCTTAACATCTGTCTGCACAGTCTCAATTTGCTTTTGATCCTGGCGCATCTGATAATGCATACCAAGCGGGAATGCAATAGCACAACCAAACAAATAACAAACTATATACCATTTCATTATGCAACCACCTCTATTAATAGTACTTTTCCCAAACTTCCTGATCCATTCCATAGTCAAGAAGGATAATCTTTCCAGCCTTATTCACACCAAGCTGGTCATCGTAAATATCATGAATTTTGTTCTTCCAGATGAAAGTAGCCAATTCCTTGATTTCCTTAGCGAGCTTTTTGAAAATAGCCGGCTTATATTTGGCTTCATCTTTCGTTTCTCTGATAAAGTCTTTAACAATGTTTTGGACCTTCTTGGCCGTGTAATGTTCATTTACGTTAATATCGACGTAGTCAGAAAAATTGTCAGCGTTAATGTTCACATCCTTATCTTCAAGGAAGCGGTTCAGAGAAGAGCAACGTTCTACGATAAGGTAATAACCCTTTGGGTGATACAATTTGATTTTTGCAACACGGTCAGGCGACTTTTCGAAAACTCGAAGTTCTACCAAGTTTTGAGCCATTCCACGACGGTCTTTTGCCATCTTAATGACAGTATTCTTATCGAGTGCCCAAACTCTGCGAGAAGAGCCAGAACCGATTTTGTAATATCTGCTATAGAGAATATCGAAAACCTTGTCGAACTTTGGCGTATCTTCAAAGTCGAAGTCATCAGATTTGATGCAGTCTTCGTATGCACATTCAATTTGATAGAGAAAATCATTAAGCATTTTCAGAGTCATTTGCTACCTTTTATACTTCCACTTCGATCCACTTGTTGCCATTCTTTTCTTCAAACAAAGTCACACTTTTAAGAATTTTGGTGGACTTTGCCTTAAACTTTTCACGCTTACCAACGGATTTAGTTTTCATCTGGAACCTCTTAATTTTTACAAGTAAAATATACCTATTTTTGGATTCTTTGTTAACCCCCATTTTTGTAAAATGTTTTTTACAAAACTGCTCCAGAATGGCATGTTCGTATATTGTTCGTATAATGTTAATAAAAAGTTTACAATGTTCGTAGATTTTATGACAGAAAATGACAAAAAATCCAGCCCGGGAGGACTGGATTTTAGATTAA